CACCGGCCGCGACCTACATGTGGGTTGAGAACAACGCCGCCCTGACCTCACTGGATGCACCGGCCGCGACCGAAATGAGGGTTGAGAACAACGCCGCCCTGACCTCACTGGATGCACCGGCCGCGACCTACATGTGGGTTGAGAACAACGCCGCCCTGACCTCACTGGATGCACCGGCCGCGACCTACCTTAGGGTTGAGAACAACGCCGCCCTAACAAGAAAATAAAAAGGAGATAGCCATGATCGACCCGCTGCAAATCATCATCGCCCATAACCGGAGAATGGAATGAACACGAAGAAACTCTATGCATTAGTCCGCGCATTCGAGGACTTGGGGATGAATCACGACGCAGCCTTCGAGGCCGCATTCGATGCCTACATGAAAGTGAAGGGGAAATGATGACCACGATGTTCCGACGCAAGACGCGTAGCAATCCTTCATGGATTGTCAGCCTGTTCCGAGCAATCGGCAAGTGGCGCAGGGAGCGCGAGACGTACTGGTTCTACCGCAGCCTCGGCTGTAGCCATGCGGAAGCGGCTGACAAGGTAGGCAAGACGTTTTGAGACTGATCGCCGCCCTGCTGCTGATGTTCCCGGCTCAAGTGATACCGGAACAGTTGGAACCGCAGTGGTGGTGGCAAGTCGGATATTGCACGGCGACAGACATAGCAGAGTTGGGCGGATGCGGCACGTTGGTCGTGAAGAGTAAACCGGATTGGGGGAAGTGATGATCGAACTGCTTAAGAGTTATTGCGTCAGCGACAAGTCTGACCCGCGCACATATTTGTATAACCCATTCAAGCTGGGAGAGTTCATCTATGCAACGAACGGGCATGTTGCTGTCCGCATTCCTGATGACGGCTCAATTCAGGCAGCAGAAATTGAGCAGGTTAAACGAATCGAAACGTATTTTTCTGGCACTCGCGGAGCGTTGATGGACATCCCTGAATTGCCAGTGGCTAAACCTTGCATTCACTGTCTTGGGAAAGGCGTCGGGTACCCAAATGAAACATGCGAAGAATGCGATGGTGATGGCGAATTTAAGTTCGGCACTCACTATTACGAGTGCAAAGAATGTGACGGCGAGGGGAAAGTGGATTCCGACGAAGGCGAAGGTGATGCTTGCGATTATTGCTACGGAACCGGAGAGGAAAGAAACCAGATCGTGAAAGTCGGAGTGGCTCACTTTAGCCGCCGTTATCTTGCAAAGATTTCCGCCCTCCCGAATGTGATGTTTTACACACCAACAAACGAAAACGACATTTGCTTGTTCGTTTTTGAAGGCGGCGAAGGTTGCATAATGCCGATGCGAGCATGACCACCTGGCGCGAAAAAGAGAACGAGCGGATTGATATGCAGTGCCTGTACGCAAGGCTGGAGATAGCAAAGATGGGGCGGCGGGCGCTGGTCGAGATCAACGCAAAGAAGTGCTATGTGGCACGCAGTATCGGGCAGCAACGGAGATTTTCTAAAACTATAAACGGAGGTAAGACGAAATGAACGCACCAGCAAAAGGAACCGCGCTCGCGGCCAAGACGCAAAGCACAGCAGTTTCGGCAATGTCCGAGGGCGATCTGATTAACATTCTGCGCAACAGCCTGTATCCCGGAGCACAGACTGACTCGATCAAGATGGTGCTGGGATACTGCCAAGCGTCCGGCCTCGATCCGATGCAGAAGCCGGTTCACATCGTTCCGATCTGGGATAGCAAAGCAGGAACCATGCGCGACGTGGTGATGCCAGGAATCGGGCTGTACCGCACACAGATGGCGCGCACCGGAGAATGCGCCGGAGTGACCGAGCCGGAGTTCGGGGCGGACAAGACAGAGACTATCGGTGGAGTGGAGATTACCTACCCGACAAGCTGCAAGGTGATCGTTAAGCGACTGCTACCTAACGGCCAGATCGCAGAGTATGCGGCCACCGAACGCTGGAAGGAAAACTACGCCATGAAGGGCGGCAAGGAAAAGAGCGTCGCCCCGAATGCGATGTGGACAAAGCGCCCTTACGCACAGCTTGCAAAGTGCGCAGAGGCGCAGGCATTGCGCAAGGCATTCCCAGAGCTTGGGGCCGCACCGACTGCCGATGAAATGGAAGGCAAGGAATTCGACAACGTGCAGACGGTAGAGGCAGTGGTGCGCGAAGTCAAGCCAGAGCGCCAAACCCTCACCATGGAAGTCTTGCTCGACAAGCACACCAAGGACGTGATCGACGAGGATGGCGTGGTCAAGAAGTTCAGCACCAAGAGCAAGGTGCAAAACGGCGACGGTACCGCGCAGGGCGTGATCGACTTCCTCACCGCGAAATACGTCATGCCGGAAGAGGTGATCGCTGAAATCAAATCTTGGGAACAGAAAGGTGGTGCGCAATGAGAATCGTCAGCGGATTGGTTCAGGGCAGCAAGGAATGGCTTGATCTGCGCGCAGGTTACTTCACGGCATCGGAAGCGCCTGCAATGTTGGGCCTCTCGAAATACAAGTCTCGCGCAGATCTGGTGCGCGAGAAAGCCACCGGCATCGTGCCTGAAGTGGATGACGCCACCCAGCGCCGCTTCAATGCAGGTCATGCCGCAGAAGAGAAGATGCGCGCATGGGCCGAGAAGCATGTCGGCGACGACCTGTATCCAGTGGTCGGAGTGGAAACCGTCAACGGCCTGCCGTTGCTTGCCAGCTTCGACGGGCTCACCATGGATGAGGTAACACCTTGGGAAAACAAGCTCTGGAACGCAGAGTTCGCAGAGCAAGTCAGCAATGGCATAGTGCCGGACACGCACTGGCCGCAGCTCGAACAGCAACTGCTGATCTCCGGCGCAAAGGCCGTGCTGTTCACGGTTGGCGATGACGAGAACGAAGTTCACATGATGTACGAGAGCCAGCAAGATCGCCGCGAACGCCTGCTGGCAGGCTGGGCTCAGTTCGCTGCTGACGTGCTGGAATACCAGCGCAAGCTGGCCGCTGGCGAGATCGAGCAGCCGAAGGAAGCGCCCAAGGCCGAAGCCATCAAAGCCCTGCCGTCCGTGTTCGTGCAGGCGACCGGCATGGTGACAGCCTCAAACCTATCCGAGTTCAATGAAGCGGCCACCACGTTCATCGCGGCGATCAAGACCGAGCTGGTCAGCGACCAGGACTTCGCCGACGCTGAAGCTACCGTGAAGTTCTGCAAGGAAGCAGAAACCAATCTGGAAGCGACCAAGGCCAGCGTGCTCGCGCAGATGTCAACAGTGGACGAAGTTGTGCGCACGCTCGACCACATAAAGAAGCAACTGTCCGACAAGCGCCTGATGCTGGACAAGCTGGTGAAGTCGGAGAAGGTTGCCCGTAAGGAAGCGATTGCCGCCGCCGCGCGGAAGAAGCATGGCGACCACTTATCCGCGCTCGAAGCTGAGATAAAGCCGATCCGCATTTACATCGCCAACATGCCGGACTTCGCGGGCGCAATGTCTGGCCTGAAGAAACTATCAGCAATGCAGGAAGCCGTCGATACCGCTCTGCGCGATAGCCTGTTTACGCTGGATGCTGCCGCCACGGACTACCGCGCAAAGCTCTCCTGGTGCAAAGAGAACGCAGCCGGCCAAAGCGCCCTATTCCCCGACCTGCAAGCACTTATGTCCAAGCCTTTCGAGGACTTCACCATGACCATCACCAGCCGTATCGAGAAGCAGAAGGCGGAAGAAGCGGCCCGGATGGAGGCTGTGCGCGCCCAGGCAGAAGCGGACGCCCGCGCCAAGCTGGAAGCCGAAGCGAAGGCCAAGGCCGACGCAGAAGCCGCCTCCCAGCGCGAATCCGATGCCATTGAAGAACGCCGAAAGGCCGTGCAACTGGCCGAGCAAGAAAGACAGAATACACCGCCAGCAGTATCGCAGACGGAACATGCCGCTCCAGTTCCAGTGCTTTCCGATAAGGCTGTAGCAGATGCGAAGGCCGCGCGCAAATTGCGCCCTACTCGCGTCCAGATGATCGAAGTGATCGCGCTCCACTACTGCGTAGCAGAAGAAACGGCGTTCGACTGGCTGCGTAGTGAATTCGCGGAGGTGGCAGCATGAAT